GATGCCAATCCTTCTCAGGCAGTATCTTGAAGCGCTCGAGACGGTTCACAAAGTCCATGATGTTCGGGCGAACTGTGTTGTTCCGCCGAGACATGTTGGTCTGAGCCCATTCATTCGCATCCTCAGTACTCGCGCGCTCGCCTGTCTGTGAACCGACAAGGATCTTTACCGGCATCGATATGGAGGCAGCGAAGGACTGTAGAGCGATGGCAAAGAAGTGCTCTGGGCTTGGCAGGGTTACACTCAGGCTCTTGGCCTGCATGCCTTGGATCATCAGGAGCTTATCGAAGCCCTTCTGCCAATCCTCGACCTGCTCATTCATCTTGTCGGCTATTTCTTCGACGGAAACCCCCATGGCCTTCGCCATTTCCTCGATCTTGGCCTCTGGATCGACTTCGAGGACCGGAGCTGACTTAGCGTTCTTCCAGAAGCCTTCACCGCCTGCCCCGCTGATCTTCTCCAGCGTCAACAGATCGTTATAGCCTGGCTCAAGAAGCGACTTACAATCCATAGTGCCATCGCGTGACCAGATCACTACCCGGTCAGGGTGGAGCTGGAACTGCCTCGGCTGATTGTTGGTGTTGTCACCTACACTGGCTTCGTTGAACAGATACATGAGCGGCTGACCGTAGGTCTGGCTCGTCTGATCTGTATCCCACTTAGAGACTTGCAACTGTCCTTCCCAAGCCGGAATGACTTCAACAAGGCCAAGGATGCCCCCCGGCACAGTATCGACCGGCTCAGAGAATGTCTTGCTATCAGCCAGACGAAGGATCAAACCGCCGTATCTGCCAACCAGTGAGCGTCTATCGGCCTCTGCAATGCGTGACCATACCCGAAGGTCAGTAAAGCGCTCGCGGATTTCCTTCTCGACCTTGGTTTCTTCCGTTGACTGCCCTTGAGAGCCGTCCCGCTGCTTCTCTTGCAGAAATGGCGCATCCTGCCACGTCTTGAGAATAGTCTTATCTACGCCAGCCGCACCGACACCATTCCGGCAATACATCCCGTACAGCATGTCGAAGCTGATGAACTCAGGATAACCGAAGTCAGCATAGTGATTGTGCTTTGCCGTCGCGAAGAAGCCCGGGAACATAACGTCGAGCCGACGCGCCGCAGCATTAGCCAAGGCTCGAATAGGGTTCATCTGTGCCTCTTTGTAAGGAGCATGGCGACCTGCTTAGTGTCACCCAGCATTAATTCAGTGACGGCCCATACAAGCGCGTCCACTTTGTCGGGCGATCCCTCGCCAGCAAAGCCATCAGGAGCCATAAGGCACATCTGATCTTCCAGTTCTGGCATCCCGCCAACGTGCGAAACCTTGCCTTGCTCGTATAGGGCCGCGACAGGCTCAGCTCGTGCCACCTTGCCCCGGCTGGCTGTGACCTCTTTGTATGAGACGTTCTTGTCCGTGGTCTTGATGACGTGCTCAACCATTGCGCCGCCGAAGTTCCGTTCAGCGACAACCCGATCAGCCTCAAATTCGTGATATGCCTCAACAGTACGCCTGCCCCAGCCTGCAGGAGAGAGTTTGCAGGATCTGTCAGCCAGAACATAAGCCCTGCCGTCAACACCCTTACCGGCCACGATTATGCCGATATCGTCTCCCTCGTCGCTGCTGCCCTTGGTGCCGGATGGATCGACCGCCACGACAACACGGACCAGCTCAGGAACCGTTCTAATCCGGCTCTTGTCTAGTTCCGAGCGCGTCCACAGCGCTCCAGGCAGATCATCAATGATTTCGGCTTCAAGTTCCTGACGGCCTAGACGTGTACCCTCGTACTTGTCCTTGATCGCCTTAAGGAATGTCGGTGCAAGATTGCCTGCATTGTCGAATGTCGAACCGCGTGTGACCACTGTCTTAGGATCGGCAATAATCTCTTTCAGCAATGGAACAGGCTTAGGCGTTGTGGTGATGCACACCCGCGGATTATCACCCAGGCGAAGACCGAACATTGCCATGTCCCATGTCTCACGCAGATACTTCCAAGCTGCCAGCTCATCGCACCACATGGCTTCATGCTGTGGGCCACGTAGACGCTCAGGCTCTTCGGCAGAGAACAATGTGGCTACTGCACCATTCGCCCACGTTACCCGGCGCTTGGATGGTTCATACATTGGCTTGCCAAGGACTTCGCCTTTTGCCGTCCGATCCCCTGCCCAGCATACAGCGAGCAAACCGCTCTCACCTTCAACCATAACGTCTCGGGCGTCGGATGCTGTCGGAGCGATAAGACCGATACGCATGGCACCGGCTCTAACCTGTTCTCTCGTCCACTCTGCCCCGGTTCTGGTCTTTCCGAACCCACGGCCTGCAAGGATCATCCATGTGAGCCAGTCACCATCTGGGGCAACCTGTGCAGGTCGAGCAAGAAAGCGCCAGTCATGCAGGAGGGCTTTACATTCCTCGTCAGTTAGCGCCGCCAGAATTGCTGTTCTTTGGGCTTCCGACATTTTGGCGAGAGATGAGAGATTGAAGCTTGGTTCTTGCATCTGTCACCGTCAAATCACCTGTCACATCGGCCTCGACGCGATCCACGAACAATTTATGATATTTCCCCAATAGCCCCCACGCGCTCACACGAGCCCCGTGAGAGCTTCCTTCACCATGGCGGGTAGCTTCCTCAAACAATCCCCGAAGCACTCTCTCGGCGCTTAAATCGAGCTTCTCGGCGGTCTTCCCGGCCTTTGCTGCGATGGCTTCTTGCACCTTAACATTTGTTAACAGGCGTGAGCCTTGCTCTGTTGCTGTCTTCTCGCTGTAACCCGCCCGTATCGCTGCCTGTGTAGCATTCAGGTCAATCAGGTACTCAGCTACAAATCGCTCTTGTTTCGCGGTTAGGTTAGCCATTCACTATACGCCCTGCTTCACTCACCAGGTTTCGGTGGTGAGCGTATGCATCCCTGAAATGCGCTTCGAGATCACATGACAGCGCGTCAACATCGATTGGCTGGACACTCATACGAACGCCACCGGCTTCATAGGTAAACGGACCTTCACCCATGGCGTAATCCATATCCACGGTTGACTTAACCGTCTCCTTGACATTCTCCGGCCTTGGCAGCGCCATTGCAGGAACGGCAGCAGCTACAGGCGCGAGGCTTAGGAAGGATAGGAAGCGGCGACGGTTCATTGCTTGGCTCCGATTGTGTATTGCGGGCGTGTACCGTTTTTGCCTTGGCTGACCCTACTTTGAACGTCAGCCGATTTGCCGTCGCATACTGAGATATAGACGCTATATCCGTCGTTAACGCGCCATAACCGGCAACCCTCAACAACCGCGATCAACTGTGCCACTGCGCCATTTTCAGAGCGCTGAACTTGCATTGCGTCCTGCCCACATCCTGCAAGCATCAGCAGCACCATCAAGCAAAAAGCGTGCTTCGTGCGCATTCCATTCTCCTGATTGATTTACCGGTCTTGCCCACTTGATCCGCATTATGAGGGGATATCTGACCCCGGAGCGG